ATTCACAAGCCAAGACGGGACTATTACTTTTTCACGAGATGACACTGCAGACGGCATAACTGCTCCAGCAGTCGATTCGCCTTCACTGCCGAATGTGGGAGTGTTGCCAGCAAATACATACATGCTTTATTTAACGCAAGCGGCAGACTTTACAGTAGCTGGTGGTTGGACAGTGTGTTCAGAATATCAAGATGCAGCACCAAGTTTATTCTTTGGCGACGACACTACTCTTACAGTAGAAGAGGCCTGCGATTAACAAAACCTATTAGACAAGGTCAATCAATAGTTTACGTATTACTTAAATGCGGCAGAGGTATAAGATGGCAGGACGACCGACAGACTGGAGCGAAGAAGTTGAAAGTATGGCATGGGAGTATATAGATAACTATGCGGATCATGGTCACGCATTCCCAAGTATTGTAGGTTTGTGCAAGGTATTGAACCGTGGCAAGTCTACTATTTACAAGTGGGCTGATGACGATGACAAAGAATTTCGGGATATATTAGATGCTATCAAAGAAAATCAAGAGCTTGTTACCTTTAATAAAGCCATGACAAACGATTTTAACGCAACTATCGCTAAGTTATTGTTAGGTAAGCACGGATACCATGATAAGCAAGATAATACGCTGTCTGGCCCCAATGGTAAGGCTGTCGAGTTTACAGGAGTCCAATTTGTCGGCGTCTCTTCTAAAGATTGAGTGTGTTGATAAGCTTGGTGTGTTTCTTCAAAAGAAGAAGCGCTTTAAGATATTAGTAGGCGGTCGTGCATCGACTAAAACTATATTTGTTTCTGATGTTGTTTTGTCAGACCTTATGCGCGGTCGTCGCTGGTGTTGTGCTAGAGAGTTCCAAGCATCTATTGATGATTCTGTTCACCAAACTTTAGCGGATGAGATAAACCGCTTAGAGATGACAGGGTTTGAGGTTAAGCGTACAGAAATAGAGCATGTATCTGGTGGAGCTAATTTTTATAAAGGCTTAGCTAGAAACATTACATCGCTAAAAGGTATCAATTGCCACGGCTTATGGATAGAAGAGGGTGAGGGGCTTTCGACTCAAACGTTAAAAGTTTTGACCGCTTCGATACGAGTCACCCCACTAGAGGCTAAAGAGGCAAAGTTAAGAGGTGAAGTAGTAGAGCCGCCTGAGATATGGATCACAATGAACAGAGGCTCTAGGTCTGACCCTATAGCCAGAAAACTGCTGTCTAGAGCTGAGGATGATCTAGCTAGGTATGGTTACTATGAAGATGACCTTATGATGGTGATGGAGATTAACTACAACGACAATCCTTGGTTTCATGAGTCAGGGCTAGAAGTCGAAAGATTAGACGATAAAGAGAATTTAAGTATTGCTGAGTATGAAAGTAAATGGCTTGGCAAATATTACGATGAGGTTGAAGGTTCGATCATCAAGCCTGAGTGGTTCGATGCGTGTATCGATGCTCACAAACTGCCACATTTAAAGAATGTCTTTAGGGATGAGGGGGCTACAGTATCGGCGCATGACTTGGCTGGCGAAGGTGGCGACTCTAAGGGCTTTGCTAGCCGCAGAGGTTCAATTGTTAAGCGGGTTTGTGAGACTTATTCCGGCGAGGTTGACCAAGGTATTGATTGGGCTATAGGGCTGGCTAAAGAGCAAGGCACAGATTGTTTTGTTTGGGATGGCGATGGTATGGGTGCAGGCGCCAAAAGCCAGATTGATAGAGCTTTTAGCGGCACACATACGAAGTATCACATGTTTAAAGGCTCTTTGTCTGGCAAAGGCCAAGACGATGCGCTAAAAGAGTATAGACCAAGCAAGGGCGATGCAAAGGCGGTTTATTATTATCAGCAGTTTAAGAATAATAGGGCGCAGTTTTATATTGATAAGCTGGCTAGGCGAATATACAACACTTACAAATGTGTAGAGCGTGGCGAATATATAGATCCAGATGATATGTTAAGTATTGATTCTGATGGAGTCGATGATATGGACTCGCTAAGATCACAGGTTTGCAGAGTGCCGAGAGTTAAAAACAACAATGGGCTTGAGCAGATAATGTCTAAGCCAGATATGAAAAAGAACGGGATAGAATCGCCTGGCGGGTCTGACTCGCTAATGATGTGCCTGTATGCGCCTGATAATTCTGGCGATGAAATAGTAATGAATTTTAAAACTCTGTGGTGAGAAAATGCTAGATTACGAAAATATTAAAATTGTTAACGAGCAGTTAAAGCAATCACAAGATGCTGATTCTGACCAGCGCGACATGGTGAGAGAAGAGCGCGACTTTCTTTATGTTAAAGATGGCCAGTGGGACCCGCGCACTGTTGCTAAAATGGGCGACAAGTACCGAGGCACGTTTGATAAATGTAACGTGGTTGTAAACGGTATCGTCGGCGAAATGGACGCGGCAGATTTTGATATTAAGATACGCCCTAGCGGCGGTGATGCTACAAAAGAGCTGGCTAAAACCTATGACGGGCTGATCCGCAACATCGAAACCATGAGTAATGCCAGCCGTGTTTATGCAAGTGCAGGACGTGACATGGTAGCTACTGGTCTTGGTGGCTGGGAAGTCAAAATGGATTGGATCGACGCGGATTCATTTGACCAAGACTTTGTTATTGATTGGATACCTGACTACGTTAACCGAGTATGGTTTGATGCCGCCTCAATACAGCAAGATGCAAGCGACGCACGCCATGTTTTTATTTTGGATAATCTATCGCCTGATGAGTACGAAGAACAATTCCCAGAAGGTTCTAAGCAATCAATAGGTAGTGACAAGGCTTACGATACTTTCGAGCATAAGCCGGACTTTATTACTGTTGGGCGCATTGTCTACCGTCAGCCGGTATCTAAAACGTTAGTTCAAATGACTGATGGCTCAGTATATGAGCGTAATGATGATTTTGAATCTATTGTAGATGAGCTAGCTGAGCAAGGTATTACGGTACAGCGAGAGCGCGAGAAAAAGAGCTATAAAATAGTTAGCCGATTATTTGACGGTGGCGCTTTCTTAACTGAGCCGCAAGATACAGTGTTCAAAGATTTGCCTATTATCCCTACTTACGGCAATTTTAACGTGGCTGACGGGAAGATAATCTATAAGGGTGCTATACGTGACCTAATGGACGCACAACGGGCATATAATACGTTTAGATCAGCAGAGGTGGAGAATGTAGCCTTATCACCTCCAGACGCGCTAATGATTAGCCGCACGCAAGCAAAAATACCAGCAGACCTTGCAGCATTTGAAAATATGTCGGTTAGTGCGCAAAGAGCTTATTTTTACACTCCAGATCCTTCGGCACCGCCACCGTTTAGAGTGGGCGGCGCAGTTATTCAGGGAGGTGTACAGCAAGCAATACAGAACAGTCTTGATGATATAGCGACAACAGCGTCACGATCCCCACTTGCTAATGGTGAGGGCGGCAATGGAATGTCTGGAGTTGCTATACAATCACTACAGAATAAAATGGATACCGGCACAATCCATTACTTTAGACCGCAAGAGATAGCTATTTGCAGAACGGCAGTGGTAATAGTTAATGCTTTGCCAGTAGCTTATGATTCAACATCACAGAAAAGAATACTGGGTGAAGATGGCTCTTATGAGATGGTAGAGCTTAACAAAAGCGTGGTTGATCTTGAAACACAAAAAACGGTTAAATTAAATGATTTGAGCCAAGGTAAATATGATGTTACTTGTAGCGTTGGTAAAGCGTTTAAGAATCGTCAGCAAGAATCAGTCGAAGCATTCTCTCAGTTGAGCCAGTTTATCCCCGGCTTTGGCGAGCTTACAGCAGACTTGCAATTGAAAAACATCGAAGCGCCGGGAGCTGATTTGGCGGCTGAACGGATACGCGGCAGATTAATACAGAGCGGCACTATCCCCGATTCGCAATTAACTGATGAAGAGCGCCAAGAATTACAGCAAGCCCAGCAAATGGCAGCACAGCAGCCGCCAGAGCAAACGCCAGAGGATAAGATAGCAGAGGCAGAGATAGGTCGCGTACAAGCTGAGACGGCAGACGTACAGGTTAAGGCGCAGCTTAAGCAGGAAGAACTACGCATTAAAGAGCAAGATAGTCTGTTAAGGGCGCAGAGCAGTGCAGATAAGCTGCAGCTGGACGAACTAACGTTAATGTTGAAACAGCAAGCGCAACAGTCTAGTGATCAGCAGGCAATGAATAAAGCTATGATGGATGGGCAAGCTTCTATTATTGACAACCTCAACACTCAAGCGCAGACGTTAAAGCTGTTAGGTGAGTCAATGGGAGCCGATGCTATTATCAGTCGTGGTGGTGCAGAGGCTTACGCGCAACAAACCGAACTTATCACTGAGCAGCAGGAAGAAATGGATTAGGATAGTTAAAATTTATTAATTTGCTATTATTGATAGTTATGTGATAATAGTATTGTGGTACGCGACCATATTCGCGGCATTAAGAGAGTAAACACTATGAGTGAGCTACAAAACGATGACAGCGGTCTTACATTTGATGAGCCGGTAGAGCAAGAAGCGCAAGAGATTGGGCATAATGACGATACTGAAACAGAGAATGCAACCGAAGTTAGCGAATCTGCGGAGTTAGCCCCCGATAGCCCTGATGAGGGTGAACAAAATACAGAAGATGGTGAAGAGAACACGCCCGAATGGTTTCGCAAAAGGATCGACAAGCAAACATACGCACAGAGAAATGCGGAGCGTGAGCGAGACGAACTGAAAAAGAAGCTTGAGGAAATTGAGGCTAAATCTCAACCTGTGTTATCTAAAGCCGATGTTCCCCCTATACCCGACTCGTGGGATGACAATTACGAGGCAAAAATCAGGGAACGCGACAATGCCATCATGCAAAATGCCAAGTACGAAGCTGCGGAAGCGCAACGACTACAGGCACAAGCAGAGCAACAACGAAAATTAGAGCGAGAACAGTTTAATCGACAGCAAGAGTTGAGTGAAACTTTAGAGGCTAACAGCAAAAAACTGGGAGTTGATAAAGCACGATTAGATAGTGCGCAAGAGGTTCTGGTAAAGCAAATTAGTGATTCAGGTCGAGATATGACCAGAATTGTTGACAGGCTTTTATCTGACCCGATGGGCGCATTGATGATTCAGCACTTAGCTACTAATCAGCTAGACATGCACGATATTATTTATGCAAGTCCAGAAGATGCAGGTTTTTTACTTGCCGAAGTTAAACAGAAAGCCGCTCTACTTAAACCAAAACCAAGTAGCGCCCCAAGTCCTGCCACAACCTTATCCGGCAGGGGATCACCGCAAACTAAACGCGATGATGACGGCACTACATTTGAATAGGAGTAGTCACTCATGGCTAACAATTTCGATAGTAATATAGAGAAGAAA